TTGATCCACCGTCCGCGGTCGCGGCGGATGAGGCGTTCGCGGAGGTTGTGGGCAATGCCACGGCCGGCCACGTCGTGGTAAAGGGCGAAGCCGTCGAAGTCGGCGGCAAACTTCTCTATGAGCTCGGGGAGGGCGGGCGCGAAGTCAGGGCCGGGCATATCGTCGGCGTCAATCCAGAGAGCCCAAGGTTTGGTGGCGAGGTCGAAGGACCGCTGGCGGGCTGCGCCAAAGTCGTCGACGTGGGGCCAATCGTTGCCCGGGGCGTTGGCGTAGACGTCGTAGGTGGCGCCGTGTTTTTGGCAAACCTCGGCCACCTTGAGGCTTTTGGCCTCGGCGCCGGTGGCGTGGACGACGACCATTTCGCTGACGGCGGGGGCGAAGGCCGCGAGGGCGCGGTCGAGGCGCTTGGGTTCGTTGCCGACGATTACACAAAGCGCGATCTGCTCGCGCGGGCTTTGTTTCTCCATCTCGGCGGGTGCGCCGCTGTCAACCGGACAAACGAAAACCCCCGGCGTTGGCCGGGGGCTCCGTTTTGCGTATGAGATGGAGACGAACTACGCTCCGAGAGCCAATTTCGCTGCACCCGTGATCGCGCGGCTGCATCCGAAGACGCACTCGAACGAAACGTAGTGCTTGCCACTGGACGGATTGTAGTGGCGGCGATAGCCGAGCGTCAGGCCGCTCTGCGGATCGTTGACCACGGTCGCGGCGAGATACTCGCTGGGCGCCTGCGGCTCAAGAGCGCGGACGGCGATGGCGGCGGCGTTCGGGTGAACGGCCATGGCAGCCAGGCTGATGCTGTTGGTCGGCAAGATGAGCGACTCGTAGGCGTTCATGCCCAAGATGCGGGGCACGCGGCCTTCCGAGATCACGTCACGGGAACCGAAGGCGCTGGCATCCAACAGACCGCTCTGGGACAGGAGGCTGTCGTAGAGGGTGGTGTTGAGGATGAGGGCGCGGTCGGTCAACGGGGCTTTCTCGTCGCTCAACGCTTTGCGGAGGGCGCGGGCGTTGGTGATCGTGAAGGCCGAGAGGTTGGTGAGCGTGGCGCTGAACTGCGCGGCGCTGCCAGCCGTGGTCACGAAGAGGTTGTAGAAGGAAGTCAGCACCGACTGCGCGAGGGCTTTGCCCTGCTGGGTGGCGAACTTCGTGATCTCCGCAGCCGAGGATTTGGAATACTCGGTGTCGGACAGCGAAACGGTGACGATGCGGTGGGTGTCCACGTTGATCGTGACCTTGTTCATCGTGCCGCCGTCTGCCTCGTATGAGTCAGCGAAGGTGGTCGCGGTGAGGTTTGCGATGAGCGGAACCTCGACGGACGCGCCACGACGCACAACTTCGTTGGAATACGAGGTTGTGAAAATCGAGAGCGGTTCGAGATCCGAGGTGAAACTCTCAAGCGCCGCTTGGGCGATGAGACGGTCGTTTAACGAGCTATTAATTGTAGCCATATGAAATTAGTAAATGGAAGCGATGATGGCGCGCTTGTTGGCGCGGTAATACTCGACGGCTTCCGAGCCGCTGAGTGATTCAAAGATTTGAGCGGGCGTCAGTTCCGGCTCGGCAGAGACGACAGCCACGGGCTCAAGACCAACAGAAGCGACGATTGCTGCAGCTTGCTCGCCAGCACTTTTGGAGGCCGCGAGCAGCGCGGTGATCTCCTCGTCCTTGCTGGCCGACTCGGCGGTCAGGCGCTCGACTTCGGCTTTGAGGGTTTCAAGTTCCTTGGCCGTCACTTCGTCGGCTTGCGCGCGGACGGTGTCGGCTTCGACTTTGGCGGCGAGGTCGGCCTGGAGGGCGTCAACCTTCGCTTGAAGTTCGGCGTTCATTGTATCTTCCGAGGAAGTGTCAACCGATTCGACCTCAACGGGCGCGTCGGTCACGCTGACAACCGCTTCCTCGACTTCGGGGGCGACTTCTTCAGCTTTGATGTTTTTCGCGGATTTGCGGGACATAGAGTTTTTGAGCTTGTCAAAGCGGGCTTGCGCTTCGCTGCGGGTGATAGAGGCGGCGGCTGCCATTGCGTCCTCGTCAATTTCATCAATGAATCCGAGGTCGAGAGCTTCGCGGGCATCCATCCACTTTTCCTCGTCCATCATCTGACTGACGGCATCGCGGGAAATGTTTGCCCGGCGCGCGTAGGTGCGAACCATCGACTCTTTGATTTTGTCGAGCGTGTCGGCTTCTTTGCGGAGATCGTCGGCATCGCCAACGCTCATCGACCAAGGGTTGTGGATCATCAAAAAGCCGTTGTCGGCCATGACAATTTTGTCGCCAGCCATAGCGATGATGGACGCCATGCTTGCCGCAAGTCCATCAACGTGAACGGTTAAGCCACCGCGATGGCGTCGGAGCGCGTTAAAAATTGCATCTCCCTCGATGACGCTTCCTCCAACGGAGTTGATGCGGAGGTCGATGTGCTGGCCTTTGTATTTTTTAAGCTCCGAGATGAAGTCTTTCGCCGTGACGCCGTAGCCGCCGATCTCGTCGTAAATGTGAACCTCGACGCGGCCATCTTCGGCTTCGCTGTTGCGGGGCGCTGAAATTGCATACCAAGCGGGCGCGTTCATTGCGCTTGCTGCGGTGTCAATGCGCTGCCGTTGTTTGTCGGCGGTGCAGGGTTGGGGTTGAAAGTGGCAATGCTGTCGGCACCGATGCCAAACTCTGCGGACAATTCGGCCAGATACTTCGCCTCGACGGCGCGCTGGCGAAGCTGGTCTTTCCACTCAAGGCCGCGCTCGCTGTAGTCCTCGGAGTAGGTGCGGAGGCCCGCGCGGACATCGTTCAGGTTGGCTTGCGCTTCCCGTCCGTAGTCCACAGACGCTGCCGCCGGGCGCTGCCATTCGACGCGCCACCAATTTTCGTTCTGCGGAAGGAGGCCGCGCTGCATTCCGAGCGTGATGACGTGGGCCCAGACGCGGGAACAGAGGCGGTCGATGAGCAGGGCTTGGCGCTGCTCAAAGGTGCGTTGGGCGCGGACGAGCACGGCGCGCAGGGCCGCACCACCCGCATCGGCAGGACGTGCGGCAAATTCCCACGGCACGCCGATGTTGAGGCAGACTTCGCGGAGGAGAAGGTCGCAGAACTCGCGGAAGTTTTGCGTGGGGCGGTTCGATGTCCAAGAGATCAGGTCTTCGCCCATGCCGAGGCGCGGGATGGCGCCGCCTGCGTTGCCGAGGGATTCGACGGTGACTTCGCTGTTGTCTTGGCTGTTGACGGAGTGGGTCGCCTCGCCAAAGAAATCCGCGCCTTGCGGGTTGGAGGACTTGATGGCGAGGGCGATGTAGGAGGAAATTTTGAGCGCCATCTTCTCAAAGCTGATGGCGTCCGACACATCGCGGAGGTGGTTAATGGACGGGGCGAGCGGCGTGACGTAGCGCAATTCGTCGCCTTGGCTGGCCTCGCCAACGTGGATAAGTTGCTGCGCGGGGATGTCCTCAAAGCGCTGCGCCGGGTCAACGCCGTCGCCGACCAGATGGCGGTAGAAGATCGGGCGTAGCTGCGGATTGACCACCACGCCGTCGATGATGTTCTGCGCGCCTTCGCGGGCGGTCGGGTTGCTCGGCTCGTAGATCGAGGAGCGGGCATCGCCGATGCGGTGGGCAAGGATGAGTTGCAACGCGGGATACCCAGTCGATTGCGCGGTGGCGCGGAAGAACACTTCGCCGTCGCGGTCGATAGCGACCGAGGCGATGCGCTGCATCTCGCGCCATGTGTATCGGCCTTGGATGTCGGCCACGCGCGACCATTGCTCAAAGAAAGTTTCGGCGGCATTGTCCCATGCTTCGTTGCCAGAGCGCGCCTGCGGGCGGATGCCTGTGCCTGTGGCGTAGCGGGCCTTCTCGCAAATCAGCCCACGGACAAAGGGCATATTGTTATACACCCAGCGCGAGAGTTTCATCAGCCGCTCGCGGTCGGCGCCGGATACGTCGATGTGACTGTCGGTCGCTGTGGCGTTGTAAGGGAATCGACGCTGAATCGAAGGCCGCGCGGCATCGTAGCTTTGCGCCTTCGGGCTGAAGGCTTTGGTCACAAGTTTCCAGCGGTCGGCTAATTTCATGAAAGCGGGTAGTTGAAAGCCATGATGGCGGTCTTGCTGGTCTTCCTTGTCAGCCAGAGCTCGAGGTCGGCGTCCGACAGGCTGCGGATCTGGTTCCAAGCGTAGAAAGCCAGCTCGGCCACAGTGCCGGCTGTCTGGTCGGGCGGGAGGCTGTAGGAGTAGGACTTGCCGCCCATCGAGGCGCTGACGAGAACGCGCCCACCCTCTTTCGCCACGGTGAAATTATTGGCGGCGATCGTCTCAAGCGCCGCGACTGTTTTCAGCGCGTCTTTGTTGTTGGCGACCCAAACACTGAAAACAAAGGAGCGCGGAGACATTGCTCACGCGCGGCGGTGTCAATCGGTGGGCTTGGCCTTGCGCTTGGCCCACCGGGCCATCACAGCGGCGCGGGCTTGCTCGCTAGTGCGGGCTTTGAGCGGCGACTTCACCTTGCCGCCCTTGCTGCCGATCTTGCGGGTGTCCACGGCGTAAGGAATCGACGTTCCGCACTTGGGGCATTTCATCTGACTTCATCACGCTTCCCGATTGTTTTCAGAAACGCCTCGGCGCGTTGTCGTGCGGTTGCGGTCAATGGGTGTAAGTCGCCACCGCAAACTTCTTTGAGATTGGCAATATACCGACCAAATCCGCGTTTCGCCTCGCGGACGAGGGTAGTGATTCCAGTTGCCTGGTCGTGGACGTAGTGCGCTGCGTATTCGCCTTCGCAAACAACCGTGTGATGTTTGGCTTCGCGCTGACGCTTTTGAGCCTCTTCGCGTGTGATCATTGCGTGTTGTGGCGTCTCGATCATAGTTTTCCACGATTGGCTTCTTTCCATGCGTTGTGAAGAAACTGTTCGTATGTCATGCCATAGACTCTGCCGCGATCTTCGGTGTAGCCGCATCCGCACCACATGACGGAGTCCCACTGCGGAGGATAGCTGCAATAGATTTGCTCTGGCGGCTTTTCGACCATTACTAATCCGCATCTTGGGCAAGTGTTATTCATTTGCGTGTCTTTTCTAACTCCTCAAACTCCACAAGAGCTAACTCAGCAAGTAGCTGGTTTCTCTGAGACTGTGAGGTCATAAGCTGTCGAACGCTTGCGGCCAGTCTCTCCGCGCACCCGCGCCACGCCTCGCCGTCACCTGCCCATGGAATTGGTCGAGCGATGCCATCAACCATCTGAATGGAAACTTCCGTAACTTTTATGCTTTCGAGAAGCTGTTGAAGGTCGCGCTGTGCTTGGTCGCGTTCGCGCTCCAGCTTGCGAGCAAAATCTGCTCTTACCCACTCACTGCCGTTGCCAGTGTTGCGGCGCAAATGCCCGTCTGTTTCTGGCGTGTTGCTCATAGTTGTGCTGGGTTCATCCGTTTTTTTCTTCTGGCAAACTTCCGCAAGAAAGTCGTCTATGTCGCCAGCGTGACATTTTTGCAATATGCGTAGGACTTCATCGCGGCTTGTCTGTGTTAGTCGTTGGTGTGTTTTTGGTTCTGTTGTGTCGCTCATCTCGTTTCTCCATTCAGTTTCTCAAACTCGGAGAGTGCGCGGTGGGTTGGGCTATTAACGTGCAACTGGCCCGACACCTCTGCCCAAAGCGCATCAGCCAACCTCACCGCACACTCGCGCCATTGGTCGCGCTCGCGTTCCAGCACGCAAAGTCTTGCTGGAAAATCGTGCCGCGAGTTTCTACTTATTGTCGCCGCGTCAAAACAAATGAGAACGTCCACAAGAAAGTTGGACAGCACGAAGTCTGGCGTGTGAGAACCGCTTTCCAGACTGTGCTTGTTTATTAACTCACTTAATTCTTTTCGGAAATCGGTGCAGTCTTTGGTGGTTTTTTCACACGACATCTCGTCGTTGATTTGTGTGATTTTGTCTGTCATTTCGTTTCTCCTTTTAGCCGATCAAACTCGGCAAGCGCACTGCCTGTATCGACAAATTCTTTTTCCGCACCGATCCAAAAACGAACTGAATCAGCAAGCCATTCCGCGCACTCGCGCCATTGGTCGCGCTGATCTTCCAGTTCGGCCAAGGCATCAAACACGTTGATCTTGCCCTGCTGCCAACGCTCAACGGCTTCGTAGGTTTCCGGTGTATCGCTCATAAATTGTATTTTCTTCAGTTGTTTTTACACTTGTCCAACACCCATAGCTGTTCTAGTTGAGCAGAAACTTGCGGAACCAATTTTCCAAGCAGCTTTGCCGCCTGTCTAATTTTTGTTTCGGCAACGATGCATCGGCATACCATTAAAATGCAGGCCACAGTCTGAGAGCACATAATAGCAAGCAGGACATAATGTGTGGTTTCCATATTTTTATTTCCCCCATCCATACACTTGATTGCGGGCTTCAAGATCCGCAGCTGTAATCAGTCTTTGCGGACCCGAGCCAAGGTCTTTGTCGCTCCATTTTGCAATCAGCGCATTTGCTTTTTGCATCGTGTTTGCTGAGTTAAGAATTTTTTTGCTGAGTGCTGCCACTTTTAAAAGCTCGTTCATGCCCCCAAGATACGCCAGAGGCTTGCGTATGCAAGAAAAAAGATCAGTTTTTTTAAAAATATTTTTGCCCCCTGCTAACCCCTTGATTTTGGGGGTTTTACTCTGTGGGCTCGTCCAGCTTGGGCTTGATGATGTTGCCGTATTCGGCCAGCGCCAGAATCATCAGTTCACAATCGAGCATATGGTCAGGACGGCGCCCGATCTGTTTCCAGATGTAGTTCTCTCGCCCCGTGAGCGGGCTGCGTTTGACCACCTTGCGGTGCGCGTCAAGGTGCGCTTTGTATTCTTCCGAGGCGTCAGCGGCCACCGTCCACGCCGGGCCTTTGCCGCCGCGTAGCCACTCCAGAACGTCTTGCGCGGCGGGTGACGAGAACAGCATGAGGAAATATCCGCGCCGATACGGCTTCAAGACGGAGATGGCTTTGCGGAGCGTCTTGCCAAACTTCACGCCGTAACCATCGGCGCGGTCTTCGCCCTTGGCTGGGATGTAGCGATTGCGGAGGCAGACATCGAGCACCTCGTCCGTGCGGAAGCCTGAGTCCACCACGACGAGCTTTGCCATCGTGCCGCCGATGTTGCGTTGCTGGTCGAGGCCAAGTTCCTGCACCTTAAATTCCAAGTCGGCCCAGGTGGTGAGTCGGCCTTCGTCCACGAGTTTGCTGCTGCCGTCTTTGGCGAACGAGCGGCAGACGAAATAGAAGCAATCTTGCTGCACGTCCACGGCCATGATGCGGGCGGTGCCTTCTTCGGGCTCGGCGCGGAGGTTGTATTCGCCCACGGTCAGCGGGCGGGATTCGTCGGTCATGGCATCTTCCCACGGCTCGGCGAGGATGCTGTTCACAAAATCTTGCAGTCCCATGAGCGAGGACTTGTCTTGCAGGAATTTGACGGCCAGCGCCCCAAAGCTGCGGCGCACCGAATACAGCGCGGACAAATGGTAGCTGCGATGCCCCGGCAATGCGTTGGCGTTCTCCGCGCGCCATTCCCCTCCCCGCAGCATCTTAGTCTTGAGCGCGTCGGTGATGTGGCCGTTGCAATGCGGGCACTCAAGGCGGGCGGTTTCGCGGACGCGCTTGAGATCCCATTGGTTTTGATCAATGCGGGCGTCATCGTCCCATTTCATCATGGGCCACGAAAGCAGGGTCATGTCGTCGCAATGCGGGCACGGCAACCAGAAGCGGCGCTGGTCGCCTTCCAGCCACGCCTTCCAGATCGAGCCTTCCTGAGTCGTGGGGGTGCTGGTCATCACGATGAGGTGCATCGGGAAGGACGCGACACGCTGGACGGCAAGCTGCACGGCAGCGGCTTCCTGCTTGGTCTTGGTTTTGTATTTGTCCACCTCGTCCAAGCAGAGAAGCGAGATGGAGCGGCCCGCGAGGTTGCCCGGGCTGTTGCTGCCGATGAACCAGAGATGCATCCGCGCAAATGCTTGGTCGAGGTTCTTGAACTTGTCTTTGTTGCGCGGAAGTTGAGCGCGCAAAACCTCGTTGTCATCAATCATCACTTGCCAGCGCGACTCGCTGAAGCTCTGGGCGTTGGTCTGAGTATCAAGCACCCACAGCGCGGGAGCCGGGGCGCGGACGAGGCGGTAGGCCATGCCAACTTGAATGGCTGTGCTTTTTGCCACTTGTGCCCCGCAGAGCAGCGCCATCGAGCGGACGCCGCTGGCCGGGTGGAAGCAGTCGAGCCACTCGCGCATATACGGATAACTGCGGACGCGGAACGGCCCCGGCGACGATGTGAAGCGGGACGAGAAAGACAGGCTGGTCTCGGCCCACTCGGTAACGCTTTGGCGCGGATGCGGCACCCATTGGGCGCGCCACATTGCCAGCGCCTTCTCGCGGCTATCTGGAATCCACGCGCAGCGCATCGCCTGTATTGCTTAACGTCGAGAAGACTTGCTCCAGATAGTCGGCCACGGCATCGCGGGCCAGTTCTGGGTCGTGCGGGTTTGCGGCCATTGCGATGGCTCCCGGCATAGCTTCAAGCAGGGCGCGGAGCTTGCCGACTTCTTCGGCAATGACGGTTTGCACTTGATCCCTGTGCATGAGGTTTTGCGCCTCCTGCTCGGAGCGGACTAAATCGCGCTTGCGGATCTCGTGGGCCTCTTCGGTGTCTTTGACTGTGCGCGATGCCGCCGACAGGTCTTGCACCGTCTGGGCGTTTCGGAACGCGGCAACGGCGATCTGCCGCAACTGGTCAGTTACAACAAGTTCGTCGGAAAGTTCACTGGTCGGCACAATGCCGACAGGCACAAGCACCTGACTCGGACGCTTTCCGCGCCGCTGGCCGATGTGGCTGTCGCTCCATTGCTTTGCCGCTTCAATGCTGTCGGTAGGCATCCCGCGCTTCACGCGCTGCGCCACCGCTGGCTGAGTGATGCCAAGTGCCTTGGCGATCTCTGTTTGGCTCATAAGCTATAAGCATTGTTGTCAGCTTATAGCTCGCAGAAATTTATCGGTCTGGTTCGGGCACTTGCGACGCAGTAGCGCGGGACCCCGAAGCCTTGGGGGGCAGGCACTTACAGCAGCGCCATCTGGTGTTGACCAATCAATCGCGCGCCGATGCTTCTGTTTTCGTGCTTCCACAGCGGTTGAAGATTGGTGAAATGCGTTGCCCTCACCATCTGTTGAGGATCGGTCAAATCCCATTCGGCCAACGGGATCTTGTGATGTATCTCCCACTCGCCGTGATTGTCCCAACGCATCCCGCGCTTGAATTGTCTCTCAATCCATCCGCGCGCCTCTTGAAACGTGCAGCCTAAGTATTCGTTGGTTTTCCTGCTTTTCTTTGATTTGGTTTTCCGGGCGATGCGAGCAATTACGTTTCGCATAACGTGCCTCATACGAAACTCAGGTGTATGCTTGTATTGATGGTAACGCTTCCTCGTTCGTTCGGCCATCTCAGCCTTTCTTGTTTCGTGGTTGCGGTAATAATCTAAGAGTGCAATTTGTTTTTTAACATCTTGATGCTTTGACCAACAGGCCACCGATTGTTTGCGCGCCCATTGATATTGCTCAGACTTAAACGCCCACTCTTGCCAAGCCTGCACTGTGTCTGGTCTGCGCTTGCCCCACGTTTCTGGTTGAGCATTGCCCGCCCTTACAGCCGTTTGTCTGTTCGCTTCTGCCCTACTCGGCACAGGCAATCCCCGCCTGCGCCTTACCTTGCCCGGCCATGTCTTCTGTGTTGCCAACAGTTTTGCCGCCCATGCGTTAGGCAGGCCAATCGAGAAATGGCACATAAGGCACGGCTCAAGCGCCTCATAACGCTGTCTCGTTACCCTCATGCGCCTATTTTCGATAGGTCAAGAGTGCGGTCAAATGCCGAACTATCCCTGTTCCAAATCCTGCACCGCCTGTATCAACGACCGCACCTGAGGTTCAGCCAAGAACCGCGCCCTTGGAAACGCCGCATCCATCGGATCAATATTGAACCGCACCGTGATCGTGTAAGCAGGCACGTCAGCCACCCGCTCAGTCTCAGCCTTAGGCGCTGACGGTGGGGCAAAGTTCTGAAGCACCATCTGCTTGGCTGCACTCGGATCAGCAAACAGGCTCTTCACCTCTTTGTGCTTCTTAGCGATCTTCATGCAATAGCGCGCCTGCATCGGGTCAACGCCATGATCGGCCAGCCCGTCCACCCAACCATCAAAGGCCGCGCCCAACTCCATCTCTGCCTGCACCAAGAGCGTGCCCTCCTCGTGCATGGCCTCAATGGCCGCCTTCATTTCCTTGATTGCACTAACCTTGGCCTCGCGTATGCGTTCGGCCAATGCGCGCAACTGCTCCACGCTGACTGCTGTTGTTAGTTCTGTGCCCATATGTCTGCCGTCTCCTTCTGTGTTGTTGTTAGGTTTATCTTGGTTCGCGTCTGACCAACGATTAGTTGGCGCAACGCATAAGTCTTTCTGGCCTCGATGCTTTTTTGGCTTCGGGCAATGGTCGCCGGGTTAGCCGCCTTCCGTATCTCCACGACTCTTTTGCTCACAGCCGCCCGCGTGACGCCGAATTGCTTGGCAATGCTGGTCTGCGTCTTGTCCTCGTCTTTGTCTTCAAGCTCAAAAGCCGCCTGCCAGGTAGCGACGAAGTATTGCAGATCGGGACACGCCGACACTTCCCGCGCTTGCTGAAGAAAGCGCACAATGGCCTCCCGCTGCGCCAGCCTGTGCCCGTCCTTGTCGCTGGTCTTGAGGGTCTTGGTCAGAGCCGCCTTGCCGTGCGTCACAGCATCCGGGCAAACCTTCACCTCCGAGGCCCGGCACATCTCCAGCCATTCGTCGGCCCAGATGTCTTCAGGTCTATCCTCGTGCGTCGGCCAATAGGACGCCTCTTTGCGGTCTGCGGGGTCGCCTCCGAGCATTTGCGCGCGTTTCGTGTCAATCATAGGTGCGTTCCTTTGGCTTCTATTTGGGCGATGCCTTTGATTGTTTTGCGCCCAATAACGATTTTCACTGGCCCCCAGTAAGTAATTGCCCCCGGCCAAGTCGGGTCGGGTGTCACGCGGATAAGTTTTTGCGCCCCAATCTGGCGCTTCATGCGCTTTGCAAAAGCCGCATATTTTGCCGTCCCGCCAGCCTTGCTAACGTCCACAAACCAGCCTTCGGCCAAGCTGATGCGTTTTCTTGGGCGCTCTGCCTTGTCCTCAATCAGCTTTTTTAGTCTGTGCAGGGCTTTTTTGAGTATTTGTCGCGCCCGCTCTGCACTCACACCAAGAATTTTGCCAACCGTTTCAACGGTTTTGCCGTGGAAAAACCGCTCCAAAACAACTTGCCGCTCTTTATCCGGCAAATGCGTCAGCAAATCGTTCCATTCGGGTTTGGAGATATTCACAGTAGTTGTCCCTTCGTCATTTTGGTTAAGCACCAGCCCTTCGCCACACGGTAGATGCGTAGCTGAGATCGCCACCGATCACCGCGTTGCCGTGCCACCTTGCATCGGGCCGTTATGGCTTTTGCCAGCGTCGGGTAAATCGCTTTGGCCCCGTTGGGCAAGTAGTGCTTGGATTCGCTCACGCCGCCCTCCTCGCCTCATCCCGCGCCCGCAAAGCCCTCTGGTCGCGCTTTTCCAGCCAGCCAATACACTCGCCGCCGTTTCCGACCTCGGCCACGCTCACGGCATTGTCGGAGATCACGCCGTTGTCTTGCAGGAAGTTCATCGTCAAGAGGGCGTCGAGGCCACGGCTTTGGATATAAGCGCGCAGGGATTCACTCACGCCGCCACCTCCACCCCAGCCAACCGCTGCCGCATTTCCGAAATGCTCGCCTTCAGCGCCTTCACCTTCGCCATTGGCTCGGCCCGCAGCCTGCGGTCGAACGAGTCAGGGACGGCTTCCTTGTTCGCTGGGTTCGCGCAGATGCGATCCACTTCCTTCTGCGCGGCTTCGATGCGTTGCTGTAGCGACCAGACCGATTCGGGTTTGGCGTGGCCGTTGTGGCCGTTGTGGCCGTTCTTCCCGTTGTGCTTGGCTGTCTCGTTGGCAACCCATTTGCCGTCCCACGCTTTTAATGCCGAGCGCCAGTTACGAACCGCATGGCCGTCCTTGCCAATCCAATAGCCATCGGTGGTATGGCCGCGCCCCTCCATCTCGTGAAACCATATTTCGGCTCGCTCTGGGTTGGCTCCCATCATAAAAGCCGCCTGCTTCACGTCTTCCAAACTCGGAGTCTGAAAAACCATTTGGTTTTGAAATGAAACCACTTGGTTTCCAAATGGGGTAAGAGGACGCGCAAGAGTATCTTCTTTGTTTTCTTCGGGGGGTGTGGGGGGTGCTTCTTTTGGCGGTCTTCCGCCTTTCTTGCCGTTGGCCCACAGTTTGATGACCTGTTTCTGGTGTTCCTCAAAACCGTGAATGTCCCACGATCCGTCCTCTTGCTCGTCCAACCATGCCGCGTCCTTGTCGGTCATGGCTTGCCACAATCCGTCAGCATCGCCGTTGTAGCCCATCATTGAGGCCAGCTTGCGCGGCGATAGCCGCAGCCCGCTCCACTCGCGGCTGATCTGGGCATTGCCCCACAGCCGCAGCAAGCCAAGCGCCGCCTCTGCGCCGCAGCGCGCCACCAGCATTTGCGTCTTCCAGTGGCTGACAAAGCCGGGGTCAATCTTCATCGTAGTGCGCCCCCTTTTGCGCTTGAGCGAGTTCGCGGCCAACGGCCTGCGCCTCAAGCTCGGCCTCGAATGATCGACGGATGCCGCTCACATATCGGCCCATTTGAAAATCGCTGCCGGCGCATTTGAGCGCGGCCTTTTCAATCCACGGGTAAACGATCTCCTCGCCGTATCGCTCCACATACGAAAACACGATATTTAGCGTTAGGTTTTGGATTCGCTCGTTGCCGCTTTGCTCGCACCAGAAATCAATGAGGTTCTGGCGCCGCTGTTGCCTCGCCTCGACAAGTATGCGGCCACGCTCTGCGGCCTCCATTTGCTCGCGCATCTCCTGCGCCATGCGAAGTCGGTCGGATTCGTTTGGCGCGGATTGGCTTATCGGCGTTCCGCTTTTGCCAAGGTTGCAGTCGATGCAAGCCGTCACGAGGTTTGTCTCGTCGTTGCCGCCGCCCTCGCAGACAGGGACAATGTGGTCGATTTGCAGCGTTACTTGGTCGGATTGTCTGCCGCAGTAACGGCAAGTGAAGTTGTCGCGGGCAAAGATGGAAAAGCGCAGCCGCTTACCAATGTTCTTTCGTTGGTTGGTCATTCTTGAAAAACAAAAACCCTCAGACCCGCCGCCGCTGAAAGTAGGCGCATGAGTGCCCACGGCGACGGATCTGAAGGTTGGTTGTTGACGTTTCTCAT